TATCAACAGGGGCTATGCTATTGCGAGGAGATATCATTTACTTATGATATACCTATTGCTATTGATTCTCATTCGCAGCAGGGAGGGGGCGATGCCTTGCTGCGGCAGAACAGTATGACGTTACAGTGACGTTACATGGCGAGGGGGGGGGCGGTGAAATTGTTTGGTGTCTCCCTGCATTATAGGCCGACTCAAGTGTGAAATAAAAAATTCAGATTAGGTTGACCTGATTTAAGGCCCGTAGAGGCCTCTCTTCCCCGTCTCCGCTACACACCCACCACCCTCCTCTGTCTTCGCGCTCTAAGGTGCCTTCCTGGGGCTTCTAGAGGGTTGACAACAAGTGAGGCTCCCAGAGGTCGCCTACAGCCACAGGTATGGGGAGAAAATCCAACCTAGAACTCTATCACTATCTTATAAACTTATTCTCTCTCATTCTATCTCTTATCCTATCTCTAATTCTCTATAGATTCTATATATATTCTCTTTCTTAAGATAGGGTATCACAGAAATGAGGAATTGTCAAGTTATTTTTTTGTTGCCCTTTTTGAAGATTTCGCTTGACAAACTCATAAAATAGTGGTATAATATGCGTATAAGGTATGGTGCTATGTTTTCTGGTAGAAATCAATTAATTGATAGGTTGACCTATCAGATGGGTTCTAGGAGGGCTGCTGTGACTGTCCTGAAACAGCGAGGCCATCTCGATCAGGATGAGAACTTAACACCAGAGGGTGCTAGAAGAGATAACATGACAGCAGAAGAAAGATCCAAAGATCGTAACCCAAACCCTTCTTATTTGTTGTCCTATAGCGCAAACACCAACAGAGCTAGACTAATCAGACCTAACCTAAAGGCTAGGAAACTATGAATAAAAACTTGCCTATCCATACTAACCCAATCCTTGCTCTCCAGAAAGCAAAACGACAGACTATTTCTCAAAAGTCTTTGAGGGCTATCGAGACTGGTGATGTCCAAGCCGTCATCGACTCTTTGTCAGATCGTCAGAAGGTCTTCTGTGAGGAATATCTCAAAGATTTGAATGCTACTCAGGCAGCTCTCAGAGCTGGTTATTCTGTTAAAAATGCCAAGCAGGTAGCATTCCAGTTGATGGAGAATCAAGCAGTAAGAATTGCAATTGACGGACTACGAGCTGAACGATCCAAGGGTACTGACGTGACCAAGGACTTCGTGCTGAGAGGTATCCAAAGAACTATCCTTTTAGCAGAAGAAAATAATAATCTCAACGCTCTCTTGCGTGGTTATGAGCTTCTCGCTAAGCACCTCGGTATGTTCGTTGATCGCACTGAAATCAGCGGGCCGGATGGTGAAGCTATCCGTATGGAACAGAAGATCAAAGAAGATGTCGCAGATTTCACCAGCTCAATTGCTCGCCTCTCTCGACGAGGAACTTCGGAGGGTTGAATTAGACAAACTGACACCAGAACAGAAAGCTGCTTTGAAGTGGCACTGGCCCTTCTGGGCAAGACCTAACCAGCTAGCACCTGAGGGTGATTGGATTACTTGGTTGCTGTTGGCTGGTCGTGGGTTCGGTAAGACACGCTGCGGAGCTGAATGGGTTCGCAAACAGGCTAAGGAGTTTCCGGGGTGCAGAATTGCACTTGTAGGTGAGACAGCAGCCGACTGTAGAAAGGTTATGGTTGATGGAGAGAGTGGTATTCTTGCCATCTCTTCTCCTGACTTTATGCCTACTTATTACCCGACTAACAGACAGCTCGTCTGGCCTAACGGCTCTATCGCTGAAACTTATAATGCCACAGAACCTGACCAGTTGAGAGGTCCTCAACACCACTTCGCGTGGTGCGACGAGATCGCTAAATGGAAGTACATGCAGCAGACGTGGGATCAGGTTCAAATGGGGCTGCGTCTAGGTGAAAAACCTCAGCAGGTTATTACGACGACTCCTCGTCCACTTGATCTTATCAAGAAAATTCTAAACGATAAAGACACTGTCGTCACTAAAGGTCGAACCTACGATAACGCAGGCAACCTAGCAGCCCCGTTCCTTAAGAAGATTGCAGAAGAGTACGAAGGTACTAGGCTGGGTCGTCAGGAGCTTGAAGCTGAGATTCTTGATGACATTCCGGGTGCTCTCTGGCAGCGATCAAACATCGACTTGAACCGAGTCAGCGAAGCGCCTCTCGACATGGAACGAGTAATCGTTGCTGTTGACCCTGCTGCAAGCAGTGAGGAGAAGAGCGACGAAACAGGGATTGTCGTCGTTGGTCTTGCTCGTGACAAGGACGGATACGCAAGAGGTTACATCCTAGAAGACGGATCGCTGAGAGGTTCTCCTGAGGAATGGGCTAGGAAAGCCGTTGCTCTCTATAGGAAGTGGGATGCAGATAAAATTGTAGCCGAGAAGAATCAAGGCGGTGAAATGGTGTCTTCAGTCATCAAGGCCGTTGATCGGAGTCTGATCCCTAAACTGGTTCACGCCAGCAGAGGTAAGTACATCCGAGCCGAGCCTATCTCGTCTCTTTATGAACAAAACAGAGTCTGTCATGTCGGACGTTTCGACAAACTAGAAGATCAAATGTGTACATTCAGTGTTGATAACATCCGTGGAAACGGGATGGGGTCTCCTGACCGTGTCGATGCCCTCGTCTGGGGTTTGACAGAACTCTTTGACAAGTTGACAGGCCGACGCCGTTCTGAAAAGAAATCTCAAGAGGCTATGGGTCGACCCCCTAACTCTAAACCTTGGATCGCCCCTAACTCAAGCAATCGCAACAGTTGGATGTCTGGTTAGATGAACCCTTATCACAACTATCTTAAATCAGTAAGAGTAGGCTCCTTTCAAGAGCTTCTGTACTGGCCCAGTCTTAAAATGACTGCCCCTAGTGTTATCTCTTTTCTGCTTACAGAGACTGGTGGCTACTTCTTACAAGAAGACGGAGTCAGTAAGCTTATTCTAGAATAATAGGAATTTTGATGTGACAGACTCTACGATATCTGATCTGCCAGTTGCAGTAAGTATCACCGGCTCCGACATCCTCCCTGTCGTGGCCGGGGGCGTTCTTCGCTCTGCTACAGTCTCTCAAATTGCTTCTGCGGTAACAGTGCCCGCCGCCACTACTTCTGTGGCAGGGACTATGTCGGCGGCAGATAAAGTTAAGCTAGATGGGCTAATCGCGGGCGGCATCTCTGATGGAGATAAAGGTGACTTAACAGTATCCTCTAGCGGGACGGTCTGGGCGGTTGATGCCGGGGTGATCACGAATAATAAGCTGGCTGATGTAGCTACTGCTACCTTCAAAGGCAGGCTGACCGACGCTACAGGTACTCCTGAAGACCTGACAGGGTCTCAAGCCACGACGCTGTTAAGCACATTTACATCCGGTCTGAAAGGGTTGGCGCCCGCATCTGGCGGAGGTTCTTCTAATTTCCTACGCGCCGACGGGGCGTGGGCTACACCAGCAGGAGGATCATCCACCGACAGTTTCATCTACCAGAACGCAGACCGCACACTTGCCAGCACCACAGCTTTGCAGAAGATATTTGATCAGACCGCTAATGGTCGCCTGACACTCCCCGAAGGGCTTTATGAAGTCGTGGCCCGGCTTTATATGACGGGTATGAGTGCTACCACTGGCAATGCTTCGATTGATATGTTAGGGGCCGGTACTGCCGTAGTAAGTGGGGCGCTCTTAGAATCAATTGGTTTCGACAATAACACCCCGCTCAATACCGGCGCTAGGAGCGGTTCGGCAGCCTCAGGCGCTGCCACAATGGTTTTGACGACCGGGAGTACGGGTACTGGCCTTGTGGCATTTGTGATAGGCCATTTCCTGCTGACTACTGCCGGAACTATTATACCTTCTGTCGCACTCGATACCGCTGCTGCCGCTACCTTGAAAGCCGGCACTTACTTCCGTGTTCGGCGAATAGCTAGTGCGACAACCTTTACCTCAGGAGATGCAGATTAATGATTCTCTATAAAAATGTCGTCGAACAATGCTTCGTGCTTCAGCTTTATTGCTTTTGACAACGGTACGCAGAACTTAGGAAGCGAATAAATGACTGCTAATAGCAAACCTAAAATCAAGGAGGGTGAAGGGGTCGAGTTGAATACCTTGAACTTCGACACCACTCCTTCTCCCGCTTCTTATGTGCCCGAAGGTTTCGAGTCGAAAGAAGCTTTCCTCCAAGACATGCGTGAAGAGTATGATCTCGATTTCGATTTCGACAGTGATAACCGTGACGAAGCTCTAGAGGATAAGAGATTTACTGCCGGCGAACAGTGGGAGCCTGTAGTTCTTGCAGATCGTGCGGGTCTTCCTTGTCTTGTTATCAACTCTGTGCCCCAGTTCATCGCCCAGCTCGTAGGGGATTGGAGAGAGAATAAAAGAGGTGTCAAGGTTCTCCCCTCAGAGGAGGGTGATAAAGACCTCGCAGATGTCCGGGCAGATTTGATCCGCTCTATCGAAACGCAGTCTCGTGCTGATCGTGTCTATGATACGACTTTTGAGAGCGCAGTCCAGTGCGGTGATGGCGCTTTCCGAGTTGCTGTCGAGTACGCAAAGGACGATGTATTCGATCAAGACATTTTCGTCCGGCCTATCGAAGACTCACTAAGCGTAATCTGGGATAGAACGAGCGTTGATCCGACAGGACGAGATGCTCGTCATTGTTTTGTCGACGACTTGATCCCTACTAAGGACTTTGAGCGTAAGTGGCCTAACAGCAAACCATCGGAACTTGGCACAAGAGCCTATAACCAGATGGTTAATACTCGGTGGATTGAGGCTGAAGGTGTTAGAGTAACAGAATACTGGCGTCTTATTGATCGTCAACGATTTCTTGCTTTGTTTGAAGACGGCTCTGTTCGGTTCATTGAGGACAATCTTGATGATCTAATCACCAAGCACGGCGGTGTCACTAAGACCCGCATGGCTCCCTGCACTTACGCTCAAATGCACCTTGTTACTGGCTTCGACATCTTGTCTGGCCCTTATGAATACCGCTTGAATAGACTTCCTATCGTTCGTATGAGTGGTCGGGTAGTCAATCTTGCCGGTAGTCGTGTTCGTTACGGTATTGTCCGATTTATGAAGGACTCGGCTCGGCTGAGGAACTTTCATCGGAGTGTCGCTGCTGAGCAGTTGGGTTATGCACCTAAGGCACAGTGGATTGCAACTGAAAGTGCGGTTGAGGGTTACGAAGATGAGTTGAGAAAGGCCCACCTTACCCGCGATCCTCTGATCAAGGTATCGGATGAGGCCATTATTGGCCAAAACATCCAACGGCTTGATCCTCCTAAGTGGCAAGCCGCCCTCCATCAGGAGGCAGAAGCTAACGTCCAAGACATGAAGGATGTCACCGGCATTCACGATGCTTCGTTGGGTATTAAATCCAATGAGACAAGTGGTCGGGCTATTAACGCTCGCCAACGTGAAGGCGACATCGCTGCAATTACTTACTACGACAATGGTAATGCCGCTGTCCTCGAAGCCGGGGACGTCATGAACCAGCTTATTAGTCAAATCTACGACGGTACTCGTATTGTCCGTATTATCGGGGAAGATGAGAAGCTCAAGTTCTTGAAGATTAACGATCCTAACGATCCTAGGTCTCCTGATCTTTCTGTTGGCCGTTATGACGTTGCGCTATCTACTGGTGCTAGCTATTCGACTCGTAGGGTTGAGGCTGCTCAGGCGATGATGGATGCGGTCCAAGTATGGCCTCAGCTTCTTCAAGTTGCTGGCGACCTCGTAGCTAAGGCCCAAGACTGGCCCGGTGCTGATGACCTTGCTGAGCGTCTCAAGAAGACCATCCCCCAACAGTTCCTCGATCCTGATGAACAGACTGGTCCTGATCCACAAATCCAGCAAATGCAGATGGAGATGCAGGCTCTAGCACAAGAGAATCAACAGCTTAAGATTGACAAGGAAATTGATCTTAAGAAGCTGGTCATTGATGTTTATAACGCAGAGACGCAGCGTATTCGTGCTCTGTCTGATAACCAAGTCGATGCAGAACTTTCACAGCGATCAGATATTCAAGCCATCCTCGAAGGAGGTTTGAAACTATCTAAGGCGAACATGGAAGTTGATGCACACGAGCATGATAAGCAGATGGCTGAACGACAGCAAGGAGTTGCTGAGCAAGCCGCTGCCACACCTACACCCGCAGTTTAAGCGGGCACTACATCGAGCCGAGGGAGGTTCTGCCGCTCCTCTCTCGCCACCTCGCAAATAAAAGCAGCAACGGTTAAAGGACCGCAAAATTAGCTATGTCTAATGAACCTAATGATACGACCTTTGTTGATCCGAATACGGATGATCTTGATGCTTTTTCTGATTTGTTCGGAGGCAAGGCGCAGGTTAAAGACGAGGAAACGGTCGAACCTGTCGAAGTTGAACCCGTCAGTGAAGACGAAGATGTTTCCGGTGGTGAACAGGAAGATGTAGAGGATGAGGCTCCCGACGGGGACGACGACTCTGATACTAAACCTGTCGAGAAACCGAAGAAAGTCAGCCGTGTTCAAGAAAGGATCAACGAACTAACTGCTCGTGCTCGTGAAGCCGAACGTGCCCTTGAGGCACTAAAGATTGCACAGCATAAGCAGGACGAGCCTGACAAAACACTCTCTATTACTGTACCGGATACCGGACCAGACCCGGATGCAAGGAACGAAGACGGTTCCGATAAGTATCCTCTTGGTCTTTATGATCCCCAGTACATCCGCGATATGGCGCGACATACCATAGATACAGGGTGGGCTAAGAAAGAACAAGAAGCTGCTGAAAATCTTCAGCGTCAACAACTCGAACAAGCTCGTGCAGATATTCAGAACCAGTGGGCCGAACGACTCACCCCGGTTTTGGAACAGCATGAAGACTTTCTCGAGAAGACGCTAGGGCTTGAAAGCGCCTTCGATGGGCTAGAACCTCAATACAGTGACTATCTCGTGCAAACGATTAAATCACTAGAGCATGGTCCTGATGTGTTGTACTATTTTGCAAACAACCTCGACGAGGCTCAGAAGTTTGTTAAACTCGGACCACTGAACGCCACTTTGGCGCTTGGTGAGATCAACGCAATGTTCAAAGGTCAGACTCGTAAATCCGATCCGAAGGTATCGAAAGCTCCGCCTCCTCCACAGGTCAACAAAGGTTCAAAGACCCGTGTGGCGGTAAGCCCAGATACTGACAATCTCGACGACTTCGCCAGTATCTTCTGGCCGAAGAAGGAGAGGTAAATTTTATTTCAAAGGATATAACTAAATGGCTATTGTAGTCGATCAATCTAAACTCGTCCTTAACGCGTTTGCTGCTATCTTCCAGAATAACCTCGCTTGTGCAGACCTTGTGTCGTGGAAGCAGTATGATGGCGAATTTGAAGACCGAAATCGTCTCCAGATTTCTGAGCAGGTCGGTCCCCGCTTTGCGGTTACGCAGACCAGCTCAGGGGTAGCAGACCTCACCACGGGTGTGCAGGACATGATTTACGGTTCTGAACAGTTCACGGTCAATCAGGTGTTCGGCACCTCGATGGGTTATGGTGATTGGCAGAAGGTGCGTGACATCGGGGATGCAAGAGAAAGTGTGGCAATTAAGAATGCCGCCCTGAACCTTGCAGAGAAGATTGATGCTTACGTTCTGCGTACTGCCGTACTTGCTTCTAACAACTGGGTTGGTACTCCGGGTAACAACATCTCGACCTACGACAACGTAGCGTCGGCATATACTCGCCTGAAAGAAGAGGGTGTCGATGACGCCGATCTTCGTTCGATCTTGTCGTATGCGGATAAGCAGGCTCTTGGTAGCGTAATCGTCAGTAATAACGCCTCTCTTGAGGGTATCGGTGACGGTATCTATCGTAAGGGTTTTGACGGCACGGTTGCTGGTATTCCGACTGCGTTTACCCAACAGCTCCCCACGCTGACCTCGGGTACTCGTGCGGCTTCGGGTGCTAACATCAAGATGAATGCTGCTAACCAGCATGTCAATTACTCGGCGGTGTCGGTCTCGGCAGCTCCGGGTCAGTACATGTCGCAGGCGATTAACGTCACGGTTGGTGTTGGTACAGAAACCGTCAACGATGGCGAAACCTTTGTCGTTGCAGGTGTCAACGCATGGGATAACCGTCTGGGTGCTTCGCTCGGTCGTCAGCAGCAGTTCCGAGTGATCGGTAACTACACTGCTGCTGCTGGTGTTATCGCCGCTATGCGTGTCTTCCCTGCCATGATTGTGCCCGCTGTGGTTGCTACTGGTGGTGTCGCTTCGGACGCTAACGTCAACACAGCTAACGCTACTGTGGACTCGATCCCCGGTGCTGCTGCTTTGATTACGTTCAACACCGCCGCTAGCTCGCAGGTTCGTGCTCGTGCCATCATCCAGAAGGAGGCGATTGTTGTCAACACTGTTGATCTCATCACCCCGGCAACTGGTCAGGCATCGCGCAAGTCGCTGACTAAGGTGCCTCTCAGCATCCGGATGTGGCGTGACTCGGCGTTTGCTACCGGCGATCACCGTGTCCGGTTTGACGTTGCTTTGACGGCTAACGTCCGTGATCGGCGTCGGATTATCCGCCTGAACGGTTAACCTCTCTAATACGCCCCTCCCCTCTGGTTTAATTACTACGGGAGGGGTTTCTTTTTCTCGAAAGGTTTCCTATGTCCTACCATACTCGTCCGCAGTTCCAACCTCTTCCGGTTGTGGCTAGCGCGACAGCACCGATCAACACACCCTCGATTGGTGGTTTATTCTGTACAGGTGCAGGCACGTTTACTATCAGCGGATATAACGATCAAGGCGTCCTGACGCAGGTGGTTTCTTTTACTGGCGTAGCTGGTACTTGGTATGACCTCCCATTTTTCATTGGGTCAAGAGGCGGCACTATCGTAACTGGCGCTGGCGCTGCGGGCACTCTCGCTGTTTAATTTATAAGGATTGTTGATGGCTCTTGTTTCTGAAATTATCAAGGACGCTTTTCGAGAAGCGAACCTTATCCCCATCACTCAATCACCAACAGCAAATGAGCAGGATGAAGCCCTCCGACTTTTGAATCGTTTCGTTAGGTCGGTTTTCGGCAATGAAGTAGGGGAGAAGCTCCAATCCTACTCGATAGGTGATAACAACGTAATTTCGGACGATCTTCCTTTCGTCTTTGATTTCACCACACCTTACTATGTCCCTTTGAACGCCCGCCTTGTCGCCAATCTCACAGCATCCACTACTATTAACCTGAACCCTGAGCCAGAGGACGGGTCTCGTGTTGCAATTGTAGATGTATCTGGGAATTTCAGTGTCTTCCCCCTAACTATTAAAGGTAATGGAAGACAAATCGACTCTGCAACATCAGCAGTCCTTTCAACTGATTATATTAATAAAGAGTGGTTCTATAGAGCTGATATTGGTTCGTGGATGCTTGTGACAGATTTAACTTTGGAGGACACTTTCCCGTTTCCTACAGAGTTTGAGGACATGTTTGTTATTGGTCTCGCACTTCGGCTAAACCCACGTAACGGGGCGTCGGTAGACGATCAATCTATGTTGAACTTTCGTAGACAACGCAATCTTTTTCGTTCTCGTTATGCACAGAAAAGTGAGCAACTGAGTGAGATTGGTTTGGTGTGGTTGTCGGGATCAGGTTATAGCGGATTTTCCAGAAGGTAAGCACCGATGCCTGTAATCAATTTTACTGACCAAGATTTTGAATCTCTTTCAGAGAACATATCGAGGGTTAGGCTCAGTAATATGTACTCTGTTCAAAACCCTCTTAGCCTCTCAGGTCTTTCGTATATCCCAAGACCTACTCTAGCCTCTTTTCTGGATTTAGGCAATGCCCTAAGAGGTATTTGGTATCAAGCTCAAGGCGGCGTCACTACGATTTATGTTGTAGCCGGTCAAAGCCTTTGCAGGCTTACACCCGACCTAACAAGTTATGAAGTTCTGGGGGAAATCCCCGGCACTGATTTCTGCACCTTTGCATCGACCATTTATGGTATTGCTGTAGTAGGTGACGGAGGGCTTTTCTTGTACGACGGAGTGACTTTGCTAGTGGTTGAGATTCCAGACGAACAAACAGTGACAGATGTTACCAGCCTTGACAACTATTTCATCATAGGCAGCAGCGGGACTAATAAATTCTATTGGATTCTCCCCGGAGAGTCTACAATCGATCCTCTGTCTTTTGCATCGGCTGAACGAAACCCGGATGACATCGTCAGCGTAATGTCGGTCGGTGACGAGCTTTGGATACTCGGCCAATCTACGGCGGAGGTGTTTGTAGACTCTGGAGATGTCAACGCTCCTTTTGTCCGCATCTCCGGGAGAGCTTACCAGACAGGTTGTGTCGATAAGCACTCAGTAGTGAGAACACTGAAAGATTCCTTACCTTGTCTTGTTTGGGTTACGCCAAGTAAAGAGGTTATCCTCGCCCAAGGTGTACCTTCTAAAATCAGTAATGAATCTATTGAAGAAGTCTTGAAGCGTTCTTCGACTTTTACGGCATGGTCTTTCAGGACCAATCGTCATGACTTCTACGTCCTCTCAACCGAAGTGGCTACGCTTGTATATGACCTAACTACAGGGTTGTGGTATAGGTGGTCTACTTATCTAAAAGATACATGGAACGCAGTGTCAGGTATTCACATCGAAGATGCTGTTTATTGTATTACTAATTTCGACGGTCAGGTGTATAAGCTGTCTTATGACAGTGTAGACACGGGTGTAGATTATCTTGTTTGTGAAGTAAGCGGTTTTATCCCAAATATCAGCACTAACTCTATCATCTGTAATAATATCCACCTCTTTCTCAATTATGGATTCTCTAACTCTTACTTAGTTTATCCGGTGATTGAGGTCCGGTGGTCTGACGATGGTGGTCATACTTGGTCTGATTATGTACAAGGATCGGTTGGTTCTCAAGGTCTTTATGACACCTATGTAGGGTTTAGGTCGTTAGGCCGTATTAACCGTCCCGGTAGGTTTATCGAGATTAGGTTTAGTGAAATCCAATCGTTTAGGTTTGATGGGGCTACATTTAATGATTAAACTCCCGCGCCTTCCTCTTGGCTGGAAAGACCAGCCGCAACTCTTTGAGCGCTACTGGGATCAGGCAATGTCCCAGATCGAAATAAATATTAACGAAATTCTCGCATTGCCCGAGATTCAAGCCGCTCTGGTTACTATTAATGCAGCAGCAGCAGATGCCTCAGCAGCAGCAGCAGTCGCAGCAGATGCAGCAGCGGTCGCAAACACTGCTGCTGCTGAAGCCGCCGCATTAGCGTCATTAACTAATAGTGGTGTGACAGGTATTTCAATCGTAGCATCAGATGCAGGGGCTTCGGCCTCTATAAGCATTTCAGCACATACTAGATTGTATGGTGACGGTGTAAGTGTTTCAGTAGCGGGTGGGTCTGTGGCCGGGCTTGCCTACTCTACAACCTACTATATTTACTACGACCAACCATCTAGAGCTGGCGGTGCGGTGACTTACGTGGTTACAACAAATCAACTAACGGCGGCACAGAATGGTGATAGGCACCTTGTCGGCTCTGCTACAACCCCTATAGCCCTTGGACTTGCCTTGGACGGATATTACGTCGGGGTTAGCGGTATCGGCAGTATTCAGTATTAAGGATCAACAATGACTGTAGGTATCCCTCACTTCTTCGGTAACGACCGGCTCCTGTCTCCGACGGGCGCAGCTACCGGGGGTGTTATCACCTTCTACTACTCTGGGACTACTAACCTAGCCCCCATCTGGGCCGATGTGGCGCTGACGACTCCTCTCCCCAACCCCCTGACAGTTGCTGTCGGTGGTTTGATGCCGAAGGTCTTCCTGTCAAGCTCTATTGCGTACCGTCGTCGGGATACCTACACAAACGGTAACGTCATCGACCTAGACCCACTCCCTGTCGCTATGGCGTCTGATTTGGCTTCTCAGCTTAATATAATCTCAAATGATATTGTAGCTATCAAAGCCGTAGCCGGGGCAGACTACACCAATGCAGCCAATCGGGCTGAAGCTGCTGCTGCTGAAGCTGCTGATTACTTAACGGAGGTACAAGCGTTGTTCCCTTACACACCTACTAACCTATCCCCCGGACCTCTGTGGACCGGAACTGCGGGCAGCGGGTTCTCCACTGCAGAGCCGACTGATCCTACGAGGACTACGGCTAAACCGGCGCTTCGCTTGATTGTCCCCCCTAACCAGCGATTTACTGATACGCTTGTAGTAGGTGTCGTAGCTGGGGCGAATGACTCCGGTTCGTTCCTCAACACAATGGGGTTGCGTCGGGTAGATGTTTATTTTGAAAACAATAACCCCATCAGTCTGAAAGACCCCCAGTATTACACTTATACTGACGCTAGAGGGATAGAACAGACCCGTTTCGGTTACTGGGTTACTCTCAAGAAACCTTCCGGTCTTTCAGGACATGGTCGGGTATATTTCCGGGCTGTTCCTAGAGATGCTGCAATGCAGTCTCGTGTCATTGGCCCCTTCCAGTTCAGCCCACAAGCCACCCTCTATGATGCCACAATCGAAGTCAACAGCACTCTCTCTGTGATTGCAGGGACTCGGTATCAAAGTCTTTCTGCTGCATTTGACTATCTTAGGACACAGGCTAAGGAAAACCCCATCGTAACTATGACAGGTGGTGGTCCTTACGATCTTATCACCCCGTCATTCAATTACGTTGTAAACAACAACTGGGTTCATGTCACAGCTACTGTACCTGTAGTTATTAAAAACCTGACAACCTACGCGGGCGATGGTGTCAATGCCACTTTGAGACCGTCTGTTTTTGCTTTGCACTTCCAAGGGCCTAATATCACGTTTGACTTCGTGAATACCACAGGATTTTACACGGAAGCGGGTGCCCGCCTCTGGTTGGATGGGATAAACGTAACCAACTCTGGGGGGCAATATGCTCTTTACAGGGGCAGCACCCCTAACATCTCAAATCTGTGGCGTGAGAACCCTTGGATTACTGAGTGTGCTTTTAGTAATCTCTCATATGCCGCTACGACTTGCAGTCTGGTAAGAGGCGGCACGTTTACTAATATGACCAGCGACTTGTTCAGCGACAGTTTCTGCGTCATTGACACTATGACCACAAATTTGACCTCGGCAGGTTTTACCAACGACCTCTCTGCGATGACGGTTACTTATGCGGGCGCGGCTACGACGGCGACGATTGAGGTTTCTGGTGGGGTTGGTGATACACGAGTCGTAACTTTGAAGCAAAACGGCTCTTCCGTAGGTACGTTCACAGTCAACTATGACAACGCGGCTTACCTAACGAATACAAACTATACCGTTCAAAACGTAGTGACGTGGATTAATACGAATACAGGTTGGAGCGCCACTCTTCTTAACAACAGCCGTCAGGCTGCTTGTCTTGGTGTTGTTGGTAGCGGTGGTGGTGCGTTTTCTGCGACTAACGCCAAATCAGTTATTGTCACTCTGGTCACTAATCTAGGGCTACACCCCGACTGGTATCAGATGAGAGATGCTAGTACGGCGCAAGAGAATTTGATTATTGCCAGTAATACAGTTATTAATTCGAGCTGTCAGGACATCTTCTTAAACGCCTACACGGTTAATATGAGAGATATTCTTATCTTGAATAACGCCTTTGATAATGTCTCTACTGATGGACTTCTCTCTCAGTTTGGTCCCGGCAATACAAGTCATCTAGTCGTAGCGCATAATTCGTGGTCGTCTCAGGGTGTCGTCTTGAGGGCAGACCAAGGTTATAACCCCGGAAGTTACTGCTTGATCGCAAATAACATCATGCCGACTTTGACATGGGGCGGCACACCTGACACCGATCAGGTCATCACTAATAACCACCTGATGACAGGGGCGACTACCCCCTCAGGTGCTACCGGGACTACTACTGGTGGAACCAGAGCCAGCATCTTTGTAAACGCCATTGGTGGTGATTTTAATATCCAAGGCGAAGCGCTTTCTAATCTTAAACCCTCTATTGTCAGATATGACAGTGATAGGTTTTTGAGATCAGCTACGGATGCAGCGGGTTCTTTGGCGGCTTAAATGAGAAGATTGACAGACCCTGCTGAGTGCAGGAGAGTGGCTGATAAGTATCCTCAGTATTTTACGTTTGACGTAGAAGACTGGTTTGCTAAAGAAGAGAACTATGCTCTGATGGAAGGCGACAACATCGCATTCGGGGAGTACAAAAGCCCCGGAACGTACTGGGTTCACTTCTGTTTCGACGCCGCCCGAGGAAGGGAGGCTATCCAGTTGACAAAGGATATGTTCGAAGAGTTTTGCAGGGTCTGTCCAGTCCGTATAGCAGTAGGTTTAATTGAAATCAATAACAGAAAAGCCAAATGGCTTATCCGACAAGTCGGTTTCAAATCGCTTGGTGAAGTAGAGACTGAAAATGGTCTCTGTGAAATGTTCTACTCAACGAGGAGGCCGTAAATGGGTCTATCTAATATCGTCGCCGGGGGTAGCCCCCAACCTACTACCGATACCAGCTCGTCTATCGGGGATTATTTTGCAGATAAATACCCTATTGCAGGGGGTTTGATGCAATCGTTGTTCTCTCACAACAACCCCGAACCCTCTGGTGGGCAGACGATGGCGATGCCTGCTCCGAGACGACCAGACTTTTCAGAAATGTTGACTCACAACACAAAACTAGCCTCGGGTGGTGGTCCGTCTGCCATCTCTGAAATTGCTAAATTGTTTATGTAAGGATTTTTGAGATGGGTTTCGGTTCAAGCAAACAGAGTTCTCAGGACTCTTCGCAACAGACCAGCAGTACGGTTAATCAAGCCTACCCTTTTTTGCAAAGCTCTCTCGGGGGTCAAGTCAGTAATGTCGGGGCGGGTTCATCCGCTATTTCTAATTTGCTCGGTCTGAATGGTGCTGCTGGCCAGACCAGCGCTTTTGATAATTTTAGAAATAGCTCTGGTTATAATTTTGTGAAAGACGAGGGTATTAAAGGGATCACGGGGAGTAATGCCGCGAGAGGTCTTCTAGGCTCTGGGTCGGCATTGAAAGGAATTGCTCAATATAGCAGCGGACTTGCTAGTAATTTCCTTAATTCGTATTTGGCGAACCTGACTGGTCTTTCGAACACAGGTCTGCAAGCCGGGCAGGTTTTGGCCGGTGCTGGTGGGACTACTACGTCTCAAGGTACTTCCTCGGGCACTTCCTCGGGTAAGAGTACGGACTTCAAACTTGGGTAATACTTATGGACCTTACTGCACCTACTACCTCTATGTTTCATATCCCCTCAAACAGAGGGGTTCTACCTCAAGAGCATAGAATTGATCTTAACACAGCTATGAGCGGGTCTGCTGGTCCTATGGCACCCTCCCAGTCTCTTGAGGATAATGGAGACTACGTCGAACGTGATCGACGCCATACAGGTGTTGCAGGCGTTGCACGAGACATCCTAGGCACGTTAGGAGATTTCTTGCTTACTAGGATGCACATGCCTGCCATGTACGGCCCTGCTCAAGAGCATAGAAGAGAGGCGGCGGCTACAGAAGGATTTGACACTGACCCCCTCTCTGCTATCAGACGGCTGGAAAGCATCAACCCCGAAGCTGGTCGTGATTTGCGTAACCAATACATTGATAATCAGCGGCTACAGGCTCAACAAGAGAGCACTGCCGAAGCTCGGGATGCTCGCATCGGACTTGCCCAGCAAGCTGTAGATCAAAGAACTCGTGGCTATGCTGCATCTATGGTTGGGTCTATGGTTGATTGGGACGAAGAGAAGCGCCAACAGAACTGGCCACAAGTTCGTGCGCAGGCTCTTCTAGCAGCCCGGAAACAGAAGACTGATCTCAGCTCTGAGTTGCCTGAAACTTACGACCCCATCGCTATTCAAGCTTTTATGGACGCTAATGTACCTCTAAGTATGCAACGAACACAGCGACTAGCCGGTGATCGAATCTCTACGACTGCTCGTGGACAAGACCTTTCTGCTAAATCTAGGGCTGCTTCGCTAGACGAATCTCGTCGAGCACATCTAGCGTCCGAGGAAGATAGAGATGCTTCGAGAGCTGATGCCAGAGAGAGAAGCGCAACCGCCCAGTCTAACAGAGAGCAGTCCCGTGCGGATCGGCGGGCACGATCTACTTCATCTAGGTCTGCTGGAAACTCCCGTACTCCACCCACACCTAGACCCACACGAAGACCAACAATATCAGGATGGTAACTAATGCCCCGGAGTATTACAGTTCAATTTGATGACGGATCGTCTCATATCTATGACGACGTCCCTGATGAAACGACTCCTGAGCAGGTGCAAGAGCGGTTGAGGGGTGATTTCCCCGACCTATCCCCCTCCTCTATCTCTAGAGATGCTTTAATTAGCCCAAGCGGTCGGCGTCCTGTCGTGGAGATTCTCCCTGATGCTCCTGAGGAATCTGCCGACAGACGACAAAACCTTCCGGCAGGTGGAGTTCCTAATAATATTGTTACGGAAATGCGGCAGGGTATTAATGACGGCACACAAGACGCCCCGCAACTCTCTGCTTCAGATGAGGTTGAGATCGACCGTCTAGTCCACGATACATCTGTATCACCTGCTGCTATTAATAGTTGGCTACAGGAGAGGGGTTTTAATAAAGACCCCCGCGATAGTGCGGATTATATTCAAGAGACTGAGGCGTATCGTGCTTATATGGCCACGCACCCTGACTATGCAGACCACTCTGTTACATATGCAAGAGGGAGGGATTATGCAAGAGAGTTGCTTGGTCCTCAGCATATTGCTACCGAAGATGTAGATCATGCTACAGGGCTTGGAAGTTCGTTGGCAGAAGGACTTTCGAACAGCCTCAATGGTGCTATTCTTGCCCCTATTGCAGATGTCTTCGACTTAGGTGTTGGTGGTGTCGACAAAGACGACATCCGGGAAGCATATCCTTTTATGTCAGAGGAAGAGGTAGAGGCTACCGCTGACAGCTTGATTGGTCAACGTATCAAGGATATGCGAGATCATGACACCTCAGTAGCTAATGCGGCAGACCCTAACCCTGTCACAAGATTCCTAGGTAACGCCATCGGCGGCCTCTCTCTTGTAGACGCCATCCCGCTTGCCGGTGCCGAAACCTTTCTTGGTAGGGCCGCTATTGGGGCCGGGGCTAATGCCCTAGCAGATGGTGTGTCTCAGGGCGTGGACACCTCTTACGGGGCCAGAGAGGGTTATGATCCTTCTCAAACCTTTATGGCAGGCGTGACAGGGGTTGCCGTTCAGGGTGGTTTTGAGGGTTTAATCCGAAGCGCCCCCCATGTCTTCAGGTGGATGTCAGGAAGGGACGGTAATGTAGAAGGAGCTATTCCTACAGAACCTGCCCAGTTGAGCCAACTAGATCAAGACCTAGCCTTGCTCTCTGAACGTGGTCTTACTCAAAGTCATTTTAGTAGCGTAGATGAAGTCACGGCTGCGGCGGCGCGTCTAAGAGAGGCTGGCCCACAACGACCTTCTGTCACTACCCTAGAGACCGTCCCTGATGCAGAGTCTGTTTCGGGGTCTTTCGGTCCCGGTAATGTAGCCCAGCCCCAAGCTTCTGATGCCTTAGAAGTTTCTGGTGTATCCCTGCCCAGTAAAACTGTCCCTAGGGCAGAGACTACTAGGCTCGGAGAAGAGACCGGACTGACCCGTGAGACTTACGGTGAAGACGGCAGTATCGGAGACATCTCTCCTGTAATCGCCAGAGGGCTTGCTCTAACCCAAGAAGTCGGGACTGATGTCTTATCTGAGTTTGCTGAAACAGGAGCAATCTCTCACGATCTGCGTCATCAGCTAGAAGACGTAGCTGGGACTACGTCGGAAAACCTCGGAGAGACAGGCCGTGCCCTTAACATGGCTAGGGGTGGTGAAGGTCTATCCCCTTCTGTTGCCAGAGAGTTTGTTACCCTCGTAGACGAAGCTGGTAAAAGCCCCCGTAGGTTGGCGGCACTGCAAAGACTTGCTAATCTTTATAGAGACGACCCGGCAGCAATGGCCAAGATTGTCACCGACTCGAGGGGTAGGGATATTCTTGATATTGCAACGAGTGTCCGTCTTAACGGTATGCTATCCTCGTTGAGAACTCAGGCATATAACATTGCTGGTTATACAAATTCAGTGATTAAGAAAGTTGCCGATCCTGTAGGTATCACACTAGATAAAGCTCTCTCCCCTGTTCTTGACAGGCTCTTCCCTTCTAATGCCGGTAAGGCTAAGCTAACTTACAGAGGCTCTGTTGCTTCTCTCCTACCCGACCCCAGTGGGACTCTGAGAGAGGCGGTAATAGCAGCAGTCAGCGGGTTCAGGACTGGGCAGCCTAGAGATAACTCTGCTCTTCAGACAATAAGTCGTGGAGGCCAAAAAGCTATGCGGTGGGAAATCCCTCGCAAGATGATGGCGGCTGTTGACGAGTTCTTTGACACTGTTCTGCTTCGGCAGGAGAGAACTGCTAGAGCTATGGCTTATGCCTCGAAAGAGGGGTTGGTTGGTGATGCCCATACTGCAAGGGTTCAAGAGCTGGTCAACCAGTCGCGGGTGACTAATCTCAAAGAGGCCACTGCTAGGGCCGAAGCTGTTGCGAACCAAGAGGGTTTGAAAACAAGTCGCGGAATGACTCCTGAGCAAAGGAAGGCTGTGAGTGAGGCTCGTGCTAAGAGGATTGTCCAACTTCTCGAAGAGGATGCTCCTTATCAAATCAAAGTCGGGTCTGAAGAGCACTCCGCAAGGATGCGGTTTCAAGACTCTAATGCTGTTGGTAGGTACCTTAATAATATAACAAGACGTACCGAGAACTTCCACACAGTTCCTCTTCACCGAAAACATAAGGAACTGTTCAAGTGGGCTGTCCAACAATTGCTACCTTTTGCGAACACTACCCAGAACCTCATAAGTGAGGGTTTGAGGTCGTACACTATCCTAGCCCTTCCTATGAACGTAGGAGGAGTGTTTAGGGGGGGTATTGATCGTCAAAGAGCTTTGACCAATATGGCATTAGGGTCGGCGGCTACTCTGCTAGTCGCACCACTACTTACATCAGGCCGTATCACTGGTGAGGGTCCACAAGACCCTGCTGAAAGGGAGAAGCTCAAACTGACCGGGTGGAGGCCTAACTCTTACAGGACTGATGACGGGACTTACATTTCTTACAAAGGTCTAGACCCTATCGCTGCCCCAATCTCTCTCATGGCAACTCTCCATGAAAGACGAAACGAAGGTGGGAGCTTCGACGAAGAAGCGGGGAAGGCTGTAGGGAGTTTCTTAGAAATCTTTGCTAAAAATAGTTGGGCGCAATCTATGACTACTATAGCTGATCTTTTTGAGAATACCCACCAAAGCAATAACAGGGTAACTAGGACTCTGGCAGATATGACTGCGTCCTTCGTAACCCCTGCCGCAGTAAGAGATGTTGCGGATGCTACGACAGGAGACACAAGGCAGGTCGATCTACGAGGAGACGGTTCGTTCACAAGAAGAGTGCTGGATCAAGTCAAAAAGACTTGGTTCCAAAGCGAAGACCTTCCGCAACAAGTCAACGCCCTTGGTAGTCCTCTTAATAAGGATGAAGTCATTGGCCCTGATGGCCTTAGCAGGGTAACAGCAAGCCCTACTATCTCCGATCCGGTAGTAGTGGAGCTGGCAAGACTGGGCCAACTACCATCCCCAGTCGATAAAGGGGATTTGCGAAGAATTGATGCGTCAAGAGAACAGGTTCTGGCGTATCAGGAACTTTCTGGTCAGTATATTTATGAGCACTTATCTGAGCTTGTGGTGACACAAGAGTGGGCTTCTTTGCCTGCTGAAGAACGGGTAAGAAGAATAGAGAAAGTCGAGCGGGATATGAGAGCTTATGCCAGAGAAGACCTTTTCCCCGATGCCTACGCACCTTAAATACTCACTAACCTACCAAGACAGAAAGAAGACGCATGGTCAATCCCACTACCTACAGTAATATCGCCCAAGGGGAAAGGATCATGGCTCTGGAAGTCCGAGTAGCCGAAGTTCAGCGACAACAAGCAGTCATCAACGATAAATTAGATGAGCTTCTTGATATGAGGAACAAGGGCATCGGTGCATTCTGGCTAGCATCCACTCTTCTCGGGACAGGTATTGTAGGATTTATTGTTCAATTCATCTCATGGTTGAAAGCTAACTAATGACTGTTAAATTCCTAACCATTCACTGTGCTGCTACTCCCGAAGGCAGAGATGTGAAAGCAGCCTCTATCAACGAATGGGATAGGGCTAAGTTCGGGCAGACTTCGTATCATTGGGTTATCGAACTCAACGGGAACAAAGTCAGAGGATTGCCTGATACCACCCGTGGTGCTCATGTTGGTAAACACAACACAGATAACATCGGTATTTGCTATGTCGGTGGTGTAGCTAAAGACGGTAAGACTGTCAAAGATACTAGAACCGAGGATCAGAAGAAAGCTCTTCGTGAACTGGTAGCAGAGTACAAAGTGAAATACCCCGGCATTAAGGTCATGGGGCACCGTGATTGGTCGCCGGATAAGAACGGGGATGGTAAGATCACCCCCGATGAGTGGATGAAGGGTTGTCCTTCATTTGATGTTGCAACTCAACTCTAGAATAACAAGGTATTAAGTATGACTGTTAAGCTGAAGAAGATTTTGGCATGGCTTTTGGCGCGAGTTAAAGAACCCTCTACCTACGCAGGTGCAGCCGGTGTGGCTGTCATCGTAGGTAAACCCGATCTTGCTGACACTATTGGTCAGCTCGGTCAGGCAATCGTCCTAATCACGGGCGGTGGTTTGATGGCTTACGCCCATACCAGCCCAGAAGTAAGTTAATAAAAAACCCGCTAGAGGAACCTTCGCAGGAACTTCTAGCGGGTTTTTTTGTATCTACTGTTAGTCGCTTACACGGCCAACCGAAACTACCTCACACACACCGCCCGTACACGAAAGCTCTTGTGAGCCTGTAGTGTGGTCTTCGTGTTCAAAGTTTCGCAAGTCGTTCCAGTCGAATGAAGGGGCCGGATGGATTTCAAGCCATTCGTTGTATTGCTTCTCTGTCACCTCTTGGTAAGGTGCTTGCTTGTAGCTACCTCCGTCGTGAGGAAGGAATGAAACACCAGAAAGAGTATCGAAGTTACGATACACCCAAGCACCTACGTCCATCCACTCGTCTTCTCTGACATTGATTGTTGCTGAAGGTTTATGCTCACACCAATGCTCTTGCAGCTTAGCCCACAATTCTAGTGCTTCAATTGCAGTCTGCTTGTCGCGAGTGACAGCATTATTCGGGGACTTGATTGCAAAGTAAAACACTGTAGTATTGTGGGGGGACATTACATCAGCTTCGCTATATACCCCCGAAGCCTTGAGAAACTCTGTGAGAGGGTCTTTGTTATCCGCACGAATTGTGCGCAGATAAAAATCACTATGACGAGCGTGGAGACCAGAAGCACTATCAACCAACTGGCTAACAGTCCCAGAGGGCTTAACGCAAGTAGTAGCAGTGGATTGGTTAATACCCAGTCGTGCCGCCCACTCCTTGTTCGTAGAAACAACCTCATCACGAATGATCCTCATATTCTCATCAGACAGCACTTCGAGATTATCGCAAATACCTGTCAACGATACACCAAGCAGCCGCTCCTCCTCGCACTGATCTCTCCACACTTTCCTCAGGTATTTGAAGTCTGTGAAAGTGCTTTGAATTGTTCCGAGGATAGAAGCGACTCTAGCTTTTCTCTTGAGGCTCTCAAGGTCATCACTAGCTCGTACAACAATTTCAGTGAGGTTGCAGAATTGGAAGGGGCGTAGGATAATTTCAGAGCATGGATTTGTACCGAAGTCAAACTCTGGATTGCGTCTCCCATTTCGTGCTGCAATCTTCTGGCAAGCATACCGACTAAAAAGTCCTCGTTCACCGGATTTGCTGTCATACAAAGCCTTCCATTCTTTCATAAACAGATCAGTGTCGGGCTTCCTGTTATTGTATACTGCGCTGTTGTTTGCTAGACGACGATGCCCTGCTACGTTCCACCACTCACCTGTCTTTGCTACTCTCATTCTGTCGTCTGTTACATCGGACAGAGAGATCATAGCGGAGCGACGAACACCACCAACAACTACGATGTCCGCAATCTTACACATAAGATCGTGGCATTCAAGAGTGGTTAGGCGGCGACCTGCGGCCCCCTGAAAGAGTCGAGTAGTGAAGTGAAAAAGGTCTTCCAGAGGTTCTGGTCCGCTAGCACGTCCCCCAAATGTTTTGAGGCGTTCTCCGGCAGGTCGAACTCTAGAACAATCCCATCGGGGGAGCTGACCAGCAGTAAGTAGGGAGACAAGTTCTCGGAAGGCTCTGGCCCATCCCTCTTTACTATCAGCCACGGCAATACAAGTCTCTGTTCGCTCAAAAGACTCGGCAATTCTGGGGAGTTGTTTGACATATTCATCCTCTACGCTAAAGCCCACACCTGTTCCGCACATCAAGATGTACATCGTCTCGTCAAATGATCGGAGACTGTCAACAGATAAGTAGGCACAGTTATAAGCAGGGACATGGCACCGATCAAGGGCCGGGCCTGCGGTCATCAAAGCTCTCATGCTAGGCATGACTTCAAGGTTATAAATGGCATCATAAAGTTCACCTTCTTCGCCAGAAGACATCCTATTGCGTGATTTTTCACCAGTATTAATAGAGTTGGAGTAATACTCTACTAGACGATTTACCGTCTCTGACCAATCTTCTCGTCGGTTCTCCTCGACAAGCCAGCGAGCGTACCTGCTTTTATAAATGACTTCCTGATAGGGCGAGGCGAATGGGTTTTTATTTTCCAACAAGTACACTCCAACTGACGGGGAACAAAGGTTCAATAATGGTAGAAATCTTAAGAACCAGCTCACGAGTCTCTGCTTGAGCATGGGGGTCTAGACGCTGCTTACACATACGAGCAAAGGCAGCAAGAGAACCTGTCCAGTACCATTCAGTGTACATGCTCTGAGGCAGGACCATACGGGCCTGTTCAGGGGCGACGTTCTCTGCGAGAAGCATCTTGTACGCCTTAAGAGCGATTGCATGGGCACTCAATAGAATTGCCTCGCAGTGCTCTAGGTTAGCCGGAAACTCGTCTCTGCTGCCTTGCTTCATCCCGTTGTCAGGACGCTGCCTGAACACAGGGAAAAAGAACTCAGGCTCATCGTCAATGTATCGACGACTTACCTCGTTCTCGGTGAACCCAACCTTGTGTTTGAACAACTGAGTTCTAACAAAGACAGGGGCTTTGATACGCAGGGTGATCTGCGGATGGGCGAAAGGGGTCCAATGGTTGTGCTCTGCTAGGTACTTGATGAGTTTGGCATCGCTCACAGGGAGATCACCACTCTCCTCATAACTACTTTCTTTGTTAAAAGAAACTCTAGCAGCATTTGCAACCATTAAATCACTGCCCATATGAGCTACATAATAGGCCTGCATTAGTTGACTGTGACCCCCAATTCGCTTGCTGATACCGTTCTAAGAGGTATGTCAAGCACTTCCGGCTGGCTTACAACCTCTAGTTCACCACAACGAATGCGAAGGAACTGATGGGTAAAGTCACCGCCTTCTTCTGTCTGAGCAAAACCTGTAGTAATAGAGATACGAGTTTCGAGGAACTCGATGAACTTAGCTAGCGCCTGTTCGTCAGTCATCTTCTTAATCTTCATAATTGTTCCTTTTTCGGAGGTGAAGTTCAAGGGTGGCAAGCGCCCCCCATGCTTCGTGAGCAAGATGTTCAAGCTCGCTGTCAGGGTCGGTGGCTTCACCCATCGCTTGTTTCAGTGCATGACGGAACTGAGCGTCTTTGTAACGAGCAAACCCGTCCTCGACGCCCTCCCAACCACTCCACGCATACTTGTTTGCACCGAAGGTTGAGATCTCACCAACAGCCCAAAGAGCACGAGGGAAGTAATTGATAACGCCGCGCCATACTCCGGGCTTACCGCCGTCATACTTGATAGCGCCCGTTCCAATTTTCGTCGGATCATCTTTGGTAAACTCTTCTGTCATCTCCGTAGTCCTGCTAGTTCAAGAACATCCTCGACATTCTCTTCGTTAATCCAATCAAACTCAAGCGCGGCATTGAGAATGGTTTCAATAGGGATTTGGAGGAACTCCACCAGCTCCCAACCTTCGAGCCTATCTCGGATGGCGTCCTGATCGAACTCCTCCATATTCATTTGTTAGCCCACTTTCTCACGCTTACCAGCGGCCCATGATCCGCACGTCTGGCACTGTAGCCGCTGAATGCGGAATGCCTTAGTCCTTCTGTAGCCTCGGCTCTGGACTTGCTTACTACCACAAGCACCACACTCATGGCCTCTGACGTTACCCATGTGGGGGTGATCCTTGATGAAAGGACGAACCTTCATATAGAGCTTCTCAAGCAGCTTGACATCCTGCTTACAGTAGCGGGACATTCTATTTCTAGCTGGTTGATTGCCGTCCATAACCTTAACCCACAGATCGAAGCCTTCATGCTTGATCTTCGCACCAACGCCAAGGAAAGGACCAATGAATGCAAGACGATTGACAAAGAAGCCGAACTTCCTTACGGCTTTGACGACATCAATACTTGTTACAGGTGGGGTCGGACCCAACCCTGCTAGGAGGAACTCACCTTGCAGTTTCGGAAGATCGAATTTATCTCCATTGTAAGTGATGACTGCCTCGGCCTCACTCATAGCGGCGTGGACATGTCTCAGCATCTCATGCTTACCATGTTCCCACTCTGAATATAGGGAAGTCTCTCGATCTCCTAACCACTTCAGTCCGACACAGATGGTGCCTCCTGCATCAATGATTTGTTCAACACCAATATTCTGTTCGCCGTAGGCCCGCCAAATGTACGCCTGTGCTGGCTTAGTCTCGATATCCAAGACTAGAATTTTATTATTCATATTCATAATATTCTTTCAAAGAGTCGTGGTCAAGGAGATTTTCATTCTTCAACCAGTCTACAATATTCTCAGCCTGAGCTAGATCAGTAGCAGTATTGGCGAAAATATCATAAGCCAATTCTTTGTATAGATTATCTACCATAAAACGTATGTCCACCTATCCTTGTGTATCTTCGGAGCCTTCCCCATCGTGGGGCGTCTCTTGTCCTGAAGTAAGTCGCTCCGTGAGTTGGGTCACTAATACCAATGACGACATTAAAAGATGCCGGAGGTCGTCCTTGTACAAACTGACCTCTTTCGGTGATAACCTCGCACACGCTCTTCCTGCGTTGTATTGATCTATTGATAATGACATGAGCAACTGCTCGCTGACCTTCATGACTCTCTCCTCTAGCTTCTGCGTAGACTACACGTCTGATACAATTAACGTCTGCGGTCGTCAGACCGGAGCGCGAGACCTGCGAGGCCGCAGGCAAGGACCACAAGAACAGTGATAATAGTGAGATGTTCAATGCCAGTAATAGCGATATGTTCCATATCTTAGGCTTTCTTTTTAGTAGAGATTTTATTGGCTTTCTTCTTAATCGGCACGAACCAACCCGTCGTCTTCTCAAGGTAGTCTGCCATTCGGCGGAGAAGGTCTGGGTTGGTATGTCTACCAATAAGACGGTGATTACAGTAGGGGCATAGAAGCCCCCTAATCTCGCCCGTCTTATGGTTATGATCGACACAGAGACGTGTCTTGAATTGGTCGTGTGACCTAGAACAAACAAAGCAAAGACCGTCTTGACCCTCTAGTAAGGATAAGTACTGGTCTTCTGTTATACCATACTTAGTTCTGAGATGCGAAGCCCTGCTCAATGGTCCCAACTTTCTACTCGGGGTTCTTTAACCACCCTAGTCAGGTATCGGGGGCCTGTGCTGTAAATATATGTTTTCAACTGATCCCAACAATTGAATTTATGGGGACAGTAGCTACAACCTGTCCCGAGCTTCATGTTACCGCTCTTGCCGTCAGGCACATCAGGATAACAACGAGGGGGTAGATCAGGACTTGCTATGACGGCCTTGATGTGTGCGATACGTTCGCGGACGGCGTACTGCTGTAGTATGTCTCGGGGGATTTCACAGAAACAGATTTTTCCAAGGGTTTTATCGACAGCAAGAAAGCCACCACGTCCGCCGGGATTAACCGCTTCAATGTATCCGGCAAGTTGAGCAACATATCCGAAAGGGTCGTTGCCGGGGAGGAAGAGGTCGCCGCTCTCAAACTTTGCGAAGGAAAATGTACTGGCGCTTTTGACATCGACTAGAACCCCATCAATCACTGCGTCGATATGGCCTTTAATGCCATCGACCTCTACTTCTGCTTGCTCCTGCTCTACCGTGTGGCCTGCCATTTTAGCGTACAACAAAATCATTTGCTCGATTATGTCACCATAAGCGAACTTAATGAAGGTTGCTGGGAGGAGCTTCTCTTTCTCACCTTCTCCGTTGATGTCATACCAAAGCTGCCGATCGGGTCGTCCTATGTTAGACATACGAAGAGTGGGCTTACCACGAACCGAGTTGAAACGATCATGGAATAGTTCTTCTACATTCTTACCAAACTTTACAAACTCTTGCGGATCGTGTGGAAAATGTTCTCCATCGAACATAGAGTAAATATCGGCAACGAGTGTATCAATTGTTTTAAGCAACTGCCTTCTCCTCTTTAATACTAGTGAAGTCTACACTCTTTGGTATCCAGTAGTTCGCCTTATTCACCACCATCTTTTGAACACCTTCGACAGTAACAGGCTTAGGAAACATTTGAAGGGCTTGGCGAGCCTTATCTTCAGCCTCCTCTTCTGAACCAGCAACAACTAGAAGTTGAACTTCTCGGGTCACAATCTGGTCAACTTTAGCAATCATAACGTAACTGGCCATGTCGCCTCCTTAAAATGGTGTATTTAACGACTTCTAAGATATTCTAAATACTTAGGACTGTTACAATTCTCAGCTCTCGTTGTATATTTTAAGTTATCGGACTTGTTGTTCATAGCATCTTCATCTATATGATAAACTACATACCCTTCTGGCCTAGGCCCAAGAAATGCTTCAGCCACAAGTTGGTGCATCTTATAAGTCTTTTTCTTAAAAGAAAGATGCAGACGGATGTGTTTAGAATTTCTTCTCGGCCTAGCTTGTGACCCTTTTTGCGGATTAAGAACAACAACCCTGAAACCACCATTAGGCATAGGGGATAAGTACGGTTTCGATCTTACACGTCCAAGTGAAGACGCTTCAAGAGGGAAAACGGAAGGAACTTCTTTCCAAATTTCCATATATAATCTCCTAAAAGTGACGGCCTCTCACCGTCTGGGGTGCTCTATAGCACACCTCTTCTGCTGCAATACAGACGACTTTCACGCTGTGTCGGGTAGGTGCTCACAACAGCACTCATCCTATCCCTAGCCCTGCTTACAGGCATTCCCAACCTAGGCCGCATGTCCCGGACACCATTTAACCCTTATCTGTAAGAGCACCTAGTTTATCAGAAAGGAATTTCATCGTCCAGATTACCCCAGTTATCGGGGTCTTCATAGTCGGTGTCACTTTCCTTTGTCTCGTAAGGGATGTGTTCAAGAACCTTGACAGCTACGATGAAAGCCGAAGCTTTAGAGTTACCGGGGTTTTTCCAGACATTGAATTTGACTGCGATGTCAGAGCCGTTACCGATCTTACCACGCTCAGCCCAACCCCACTCCTTCTCCTGCTCATCTACTACCTTTGGAGCATCGTTGGCACTGCCGTCGCGCTTCTCAGTAGATAGACGGAACGTAATGAAGTCTTCACGTTCATCAAGCTTATTCTTGACTAGACCGAGCAGACCCTCTTTCTTGAGAGCCTTCTTCGTGTCAGCAGTGAGGTTTGCGACCTCGACAGACCATTCATCTCCCCAACCGTCGGGCTGCCCGTCTTTCAGAATCTTCTTAGTCTTGTTGTAGTTGGCGACAGGCTTATCCAGCTTGGTCCAGTATGCTTTACCACGAATTTGCATCTAATTTCCTTTTAGGTTAAGTGAGGGAAAAGACGTAGTGTCCCTCGGCACCCCTTCCCGCTACGCAGTCCGAACTCTTAGTGCGCCCGGCTGGGTAAGTCCCGGCCCGTTATAAGCGTAGAGTGTCAATAAGGGGAGAGCTTGCTGTTAGCTGAGTCACTAAGCTGTTTGAGTGTCATAGGCTCAATCTCCTTACCTTATACCCATATTATAACACATTGAATGAGAAAGTCAAGCACTATTTTCGTTATCTACCACACAGTTGGGGCAATGTCCGTGCTCGCTCACTTAAGACCCCCTTTCTCAAGTAGCCGATCCAGAAGGATAGGTTTGAAGTCGGTGTGCTCAACAGAAGCACAGATATAGCGGGGGTCGCTTAGTAGAATATTAGGAAATATCCCCGGTGTTACTTCCTCTCTAGTCACGATATTAGCGTGAGTGTGGCCGTGGATGTTAAGCTTCCACCTAGATAGTGAGCCGGGGTGGATTGGGATGTGTGACATGATGAAACCCTTTTTCACCACATAAGCCCTGATGTCATCGAAATACTGGCTGTAGTAAGAGAGTTTGTCAATGTCATGGTTGCCTTTAACCAGCACCTTACGACCCATTAGACGGGGCAGAGAGCGGTCTAGTGCCCCCCTATTCATAGCTACGTCACCAAGGATGTAAACCCTGTCGTCGGGATGTACGAGCTTGTTGTACTCGTCGATCATCCACGAGGACATCTCATCGGCATTATCCCAAGGTCTTAGTTTAGACCCGTCAGGTCTAAGAAACCTCGTTACGCCTTCGTGGTAAAAGTGGGGGTCAGCATAGACCCAAGTTCGTCCAGACATTACAATACCCACGCTTTCATTTTACGGTCTTTCATATAAGCTAGGAGTTTTTCAAGTTCAAACAATTTCGCATCGCTTTTAAGCCGGTTAGCTCTCCAAGAGATCATCGCTACGTTCCCTTTAACATAACCTAATTCAGGGATTATCCTGTCTAGCGAAGGTGTATTATCTGTTCGTCGCCTAGGTCCATCTATTTGTTCTAAAGCAACAGGGATGCCTAAGGCAGGACACACTTCGGGGAAAATAATGTCCTCTTCAGTTAAGTCAAAAGGTAGGCCAGCAGTTGCTGCTCTTTTCTTAGCAGCTAACAAATAGCTTTGCTTAGGATTATTGCGGTGCCAATCTCTTGTACGTTTGTTTCTGTGATCTCTGTCTTCTCGGAACATCTTCAATGAGTTTCACTCCATGTAAGGCCAGATTTAGAAGTACCATCTAGCGGTACATTCAGATTCAGTTCTTCTCCGGCATCTCGAATAGCTTGAACTGCTATCCTGCCATGCTCTTCAGCATCTCCCGGAGCTACGTCGTACTGCATTTCATCATGGATGTTGCCTACGGAGAAACTATCGAGACCTTTTCGTCTAATCTCTTTCTCTAACAAGATCCAAGCTAAGCCCATGACTCGGGCACCACCACCTTGAAGCTTGTAGTTGAGTGCGGCGTGCGGAGAGGGGCAAACCACTCCAGCCCCGTCCACCAACCAGACCCTGCCCGATTCTTGCTCACGCATTGCATCTTCCATGACTCCTTTGATACCCAGTCTAGCTAGGAACTGCTCTCTCATCATCGCACCCTCTTCACGAGTTCCTTCAATGATCTGGGCAACCTTACCGGCTTGAGCACCGTATTGAATGGCATAGAGTAAGGTCTTGGCCCTTACCCTAGTAACACCAGCCAAGTCCGCATTGTACTGGTGAGGATCACCATTGACTACCTGTTCTGTGAACTCAGGGCGGTTGAGATAGTGGGCAAGCATTCTAAGTTCAAGCCCTGCCGCATCAGTTCCGATGAGTACACGACCCGGCCTTGCGGTCCACAAATCTCTAGCTTCATAAGTATAATATCCCTCTTCTCCCAGAAGGACAAGTCCTCTTTTATCAACTCTAACGGCTGGGATGTTAGCTGTGTTAGGTGCTTGATGCCGGAAACGAAGAGTGTCCGCAACAAATAACTTACCGTGAATACAGCCGGTCGCTTCATCCCAGTTCTCCAACCAATTGTTAATCATGTTTGCCCGTCCGTTGACAGACATCCACTTAGTAATCAAAGCTACTTCTTCGATACCACTCTCTTCTGCAAACCTAATCAGAGACTTTTCTGTTGGTTTAGGGAAGCCTTTCGGAGTCTTTTCATCAGCCACCCATCCGAGCGCAGTAAGTTTTTCAACTCTCTGCTTTGAGCTTCCAATATTGAAAGGGACGTTCTCAAACGCTCTATATGTCCCTCTGTTATTGGGCACGATCTCGATGTCGTAAGTCTGTCGATCTCGTTCATACAGTGCAGTAACTTGTCCAGACTTGGTGTGTATATTCCGTTCACGCACAAGTCGTCGCTCGTCGGGAAACGCATGACGGATCAACTCCTGTAGTTCTTCTTCACGATTGCGAAGTTGTTGATAAAATAGGATAGCACGAGGGCCATCGAACTTGAACCCACTATTCTGCTGTCTGCTTGCAATAGCTGTGATGTAGTGTTGGATGTAACAAGTCTTCTCGCTGAAACCAATCTTCGTCAAGACTTTGGTGATCTTCCTAAAGAGTGAGGCGGTGATGGAAACATCTTGTTGGCAGTACACAATCATCTCGTCAGAGAGGTGCGTCCAGTCATTGAATACGCCTTTTGGAAGGCCAATCCGAGTACCCCATGCGTCGAGAGAGTGGCCGTCTTTAATCGACGGGCTGTAGAGAGTGGTAAGGATAAGGGTGTCAATGATCTGGCTTACAGAGAGCTTGGTGCCTGCCAATCGGTTAAGAACGGGAGCATCAAAGCGGATGATATTGTGGCCGACATAAACAGAACCAGCAGTCTCATCGAAAAATCGTCTAATCTCGGCATAAGTGGTACACGTCCCCGTCTCTTTGGTTTTGATATTTTCCCAACACATTACCCAGATTGTCTTTGCATCAAGACCATCGGTTTCGATGTCCACTGCGTAAACGTCTTGGGCCTGCGTTTCCCAATCAAGATAAATCGTAGGTCTCCTTAATAAAAAGAGTTTTTAGTAGTCAGAGGTATGCCAAGAAGAGTCTCGATCTCGTTTAGATACTCGAAATCCTCATCAGAGGACTCGCAATAAGAAGAACCGATACAGTTTATGATATACCCGGTGCAATTTTCTAGGGCAGCTTCAAGCTCACGAATACGATCTTCCATAATAATTTCCTTAGTTATATGCTTCAAACTCATCACCTGCAAGCGAACCACCTTCTTGGAACTTCTTAGCGAGGTCAGGTGTCAACTCAACAAGACGGCCCGTGTCGTTGTCGTAGAAAATCCAGCAAGCCGGACCAGTCCTACCGGAGAGACGGCACTTTTCGACATCCATTTGTGTTACGTTACGACGCCATTCATCGACTTCCTTTTTGTCACGGGTCAGGCGGATGACGTTATTAGAAACCTGTTCAGGACCAGCAGAGCCACGGACCTGCCCTTGTCTGTTGATGTGGATGACAGCTACGACAGCAATCTGAAGGTTCATCGTCAATGACTTGAGCTTGGTACTGATCTCATCTAGCTGCTTCCGCTCGTCGCCTGACTGATCTGATACAATAATAGACAAGTGGTCAAGCACAATATAACGACATCCCAGAGCAGCCATATGACGAATCTTAGCCAAGATGGTATCAATCTCGTTACTGCCGAAATGGTCATAGACTACTACTCTCTTGTTATCGAGAACCTCCTTGTAAGCCTTACGGATGTCTTCCTCACTCTTAGGCGTATCAGGAAGATGATACGGCTTGTTGTGGTGGATAGAGAGCATCCCCAGAAGAGTCTCTCGCTTAGGTTCTTCCAGATGGAGGAAACCTACGCCATACCCCCTCTCTTGAAGGTCTTTATTCTGCAAGAGGGCATACTCAATTTCCTTCATAAACGTAGTCTTACCGATGCCAGTATCAGCAGTGAACAACGTCAACTCAGAAAGGCGGATACCGTACAACTTCTGGTTAAGACCAGCCCAAGGATAAGGGATGCACTCCGGCTCCTTGTAGTTTACAATCTCGTCCAGCAGCCCCATGTCAGAACCAAGACGAAGACCATCAGGCATGTAAGCAGGGGCACGAAACCACTCGTTGACATACTCCTTCTCCAAACCCTTAACAAGATAGTCATTAGGGTCTTTACAAAGGTTAAGTTTGAGGATGTGGACCTTGCCCGGAGCAAAGAGCTGGGCAATTTGATTAGCTGCCTTCTGTCCGGGTTCATCGTTATCCATACAGACTACGATCTTTTCAAAGCTATTCAGATACTCGAAATTATCCACACAGTTTTTCTTGGCCTCAGAAGAGGACTTGACAGACACGCACGGATATTTGCTACCAGTAAGTTGGAAACCCGCAAGAGCATCGCACTCTCCTTCGACCACCGTAATGGCTTTTCCGTTCGCAGGGAACAATTGCTGCCCAAAGAGACGGCCTGCTCCCACATCACCTTCCCAGAAAAAAGCTTTCTCACCCTTACGACGCACCTTGTTGGCAACATGCGCTCCGTTCTCGTCGAAATAAGGATAAACATGGTTGACAGGACTTTCAGGGTTAGTGTTTACAGTGACTTTGTACTTGTTCACAGCGTTAGCAGAGATGCCACGATCCTTGATTGCGATCTGATCTTGTTGCGGTACTGGTGTTAGGTTGCGGTCTGCTGCATGGCGGACCTCGTGTTTATCTGCTATGTCGAAATCTCCCTCGTAGTCGGCTGACGCCTCATGATAATTACAAACAAAGCAATGTTTGTTGTCTTCGTAGATGGCTAAACCATCGGATGATCCGCAGGAAGGGCATCCTTCGTGCCGTAGGAATTTACTCAAAAAGGAATATTCCTCCCATCCCAGATTTCAAACACTCCGCGATCCTGTGTGGTCTTGAGCGGACGGCCTGAACCATTGACAGCAATGAAGAGTTTGATGCGATCTTCTTTGTTGAGAAGGTTGAGCGCCTTGGCACCTTCGGTAGCCTTAACATAAGATTGATAGAAATCGTCATCTTCAGTGACGATGTAGTTCTCCTCACCTTTCCGATAGGCGTGAAAATCTTCACCTTTCTCGTACTCTTCTCCGCAATCCCCCCAACCTTCATCCAGAAGCATCTGCTTCCAGTCGTAGTAACCGTTCACCAGAAAGACAGTGTCGTTATCGGTATCAAGAGGTGGGGGATTACAAATGTAGCGACTACCTGTAGGATAGCTAGCGTAAACAACATCTTCAAACTTCATGGCCTAACTCCTTAGGAGTATAATACATCAGATTATAACTTTTGTCAAGCGTTAATCATAGTCATCAGTGTCGTATCTTGTCATGTCGCTGGCGTCACCCTCCTGATAATCAGACAGGGAAACATCAGTATCAAGAGTCTCTACGATGCCGTCACCGAACTCGTCCCCGACTTCAGTAGCAATCTCATCATCAGGACGATTGAAGCCTTGACTGAATGCAGCATCCATTGCTATTTCTAGGCAAGTTGCACAAGGTTCGTATCCGCCAGTACCGTCGGGATTGACTAATTCTTTATTGAAGACAACCTCTGTGTCAGAGAGTGCCTTATCACAGATATCGCACCGCATATTTATTTGCCTTTCATGTATTAAGAAGGGACTCTACTTGCCCCACACTTGAAACAAACAGTGCCTTGGTTTTGGCTGCTCCACATCGAGTAAGCCTCTTCCCATTTGTGTTGACAAGAAGATTGCCGTGACATGATCTGTTGTTTAAGTTCAGGAGAGAGGAAAGACGGAGGAGGTTGTATGTTACCTCTCATAGGATTTCTCTCCTTCTCTTTCATGTTCTAGGGAGGAGCTTTTCACCCTCGCTCCTTTAGGATATTATACAGGGTTTTTCAGATTTGTCAAGCAAATAATGCAAGGACTCTTAATTCAAGGCTTGACAAATCTGTAGCAGGATACTGGCCCGCCACTTGGCCGACTTTGATTTCCCCACTGTCGTACAACCGCATGTAGTTGATTGTCTTGGCTTTAATCCTTCCAGTCGGGGTTATCTCGCCGTACAGTTTCTCGGCTAATGCACTATGAGGGTCACTCATCAAACAAGCCCCATCTGAACTCAGAAGCACTGCGCGTAGTCTTATTACTTTCAATAACCTCTGCCGTCAATCCTTTAACAACAGGAGACTGAGATTTGTTAATCACAGCAATCAACTGACCCTTCTTGAGAGGGGTCGTATTAATCAAAGAACCATTGACGTAAGCTCTCTGCCCAAGAACTTCATAAGGTATTCTAAACGAAACTGCGTACATGATAACTTCCTCTTAGAATGGTATGGTGTCGTCTAAATCATCAAAACAACTGATCTTTGGTTTTTGTTTAACTACTTGAGCTACGAGGATGTATTCTCTAACATCGCTGTGGGCTTTCAGCCAAGAATATTCCCTCTGAGCCTGCTTTTCATCGTAGAAAATGCACCCTTTATTCCAGGTGTCATCTATTTCAAGGTAACGCCTAGTCTTGGCGTCCCTGATCCGCGACAAAATCAACAAACGCTTGCTGATACTTGTCTGCGGTTCGGTCTTCGAGACCGCAGGCCGTGTTGCATTCAAGGACATAGGCTTTACCTTCTCTTTCGTTCCAGATAACGTCCACTCCTCCGAAGTCGATAGCCAGCGCAGCAACTGTGGCCACTGCCTGATTAATGACATCAGCCGGGACTTCGTCGGCTGGGGCTTCGACAAAAACAAATCCTCCGGCCAGATTTCGTACCAACCAGTCGGGATTGTCGTTGTCAAGCTTTCGGGCCTTACGCTGAATGAAAAAGGCTTTGTCTTTGAGGACGTGGACACGATACTCATCCTTCTTCTTGACGTACTTGGTGTAAAGAGGTGCTTCCACGAGTTCATCAGCGTTGTTGGCGATCACAATACCCGCCCCAGAATGCCCTCTAAGCACCGTTCGGCACATTAGAGGGTAACTCTCTGCCGGGGCGTTCTCCGCTGCTGCACGGCCCTCCCAGCAGTCAGGAATGCGCACCCCGGCAGCTCCAAGAGCCTTGAAAGTTTTAAGCTTGCACTGAGCTATTGCGACATCCTTGTTGAGGGTGGTGGCGGGGGCCAAAACAGGAGGAGCAGCAGAACCCCAATTAACAACGACGTCACTAAGTCTGGGCTTGTACTTACTCCCGACATGCTTTAGAACCTTTCCTTCAAGAGCTTCTGCAAGAGCCTTAGCACTCTTGCTGCCTTGCTTGTATGGGTAGATACGAAATTTAGTCATCAGAAATCCTCCACAACAGGAATAGGTTCAAAGCGAGCAGCAATGCGGTCTGCATAACGACGAGCCATAACTGCCTCTGCCCGTGCTTGATTCTCTCTAATCTCAAGCACAACTAACGGGTTATCGATAAGATTAGCGATTCGAGGTCCTGCAGGCCTACGGCGAAGCCTACCATCGGCTGGGTTGCCGAGTCCTGCCAGAAGTTCTGGAGCGACGTCCAACTCCGGTTCTGGATCACCCCCGAATGATGCCCAAAAATCACGGCCCTTAAGACGCACCTGATCGAACTCGGTTCCGATGCGATAGCACATCATCTGAACGAGCCGGAGACCTTCATAAATGGAAGCATTGATGTCATGCTCGTCAATACCCTTAGTGAGAAGCAGGGAGTTGTCCTTCGAGAACACCTCCTTGACAAAACCAAGAGGAGTCTTGACAGAGATTGCTTCGATCAAGTCAACGGGGTTCTTCATCGTATAGCAAGCATACTCGCAGAACTCTTTGATGATACTCAGCCAAGTAACGACGGCTTCCTCAGTGTCCAGACCACGCATAGCTCGGAACTCAACCGTCCCAAACTTGTTAATCGAAGCAAGGTTCAGTGAACAATATCGGAAATCTTCCCGAAATGCTCCGAAGTTCTGCCTGTTAAACACAGCATCGCTGATCCACGATACTTGCTCTTCTGCGTGACGAGAAGAGAGACAGAACAGGTTCCCACGACGATCTTCTCCACAATAGCGATCAAGAAGGTCTTCCAAAATAGTGAACAGAATGAACATATTCACCAACTGATAGGCATTCTTGTCACCCATGTTGAAGTGGACGTGTGTAGAAGTCCTGTTAGAGCAGACAAGTTTTGTCTTGCGCTTCTCAAAATACTCAAACAACTTCTTAACACGAAGAAGTGAGGTCTTATAAGACGCAGGGCCGTTAAACACCCACTCACAAGAAGAACCGTGGTTATTTCGCAAAGAGCCGTCAGCATGTGGTGCCCAATCCTTCACGAGATTGGCGTCCGAACCGTCCCAATCTACGTCACGGCCCTCGCACTCTAGCTCGATGCCGAACAGATCACCCTGCTTCGGTGCTTTCATCATACGACTCAAGCCCGGAATAGGGGAGTTTAAGAAGTCTTGTAGCCTAGTCATTGTAGTGTCTCTCTTTAAGCCAGTGGGATACGACATTCTTCAGCTTCTTCCCGAAGGAAGTGGAATTTAGGGGGAAGATTGAGGGCTTTTTGACCCCTCAGAGCTATGCCACACTTAACACCTTTATGAATAAGCAGCAAGGCTTCAAGATCGTGGTTGATCACGAACGCAAACGAGCGACTTACAGCAACAGAGGAGGTCTCCTTGTCGCCCAGCATCTCCCCTGCTTCAGCGAAGGTTGGGAACTTTCCCGCCACCATGTCCACGAATCCTTGCGAAGCAACCATCATGTCGAAGTCAATGATCTCCGAACGCTTACCCCTGATGTTGGTTAGAGAGCAGGTGTTGACGTTAATGCCTTGCTTGTTCTGCCGGTTAGGGATGCGAGATGCGAAAGTAGCCCCGCCATTGTGATTGAAATAACCCATCTTGAAAGGGGCCAAGTCAAACTTCTTCGATGAAAGGTACTTGCGAACCTCCTTACCGTTGCCCGCACCCCGTCCATAAGGAAGTTCGTAGAAGAAAACGCGAGCGATTTCCTTACGATCTACTTCTTCGGGGACATTGACTCGACTGATAAGAACAGGAGCACCATCATATAGGACAACAGTGTTTTCCAGACGAAACTTTACTTCCTCCGCCGTTTCGTAGGCTTCACCTTTGAGAGACATAAACTCACTCCTATTAAAGTGCTCTAGCTTGAGCAACAATCTGCTCGCCGTCAGGGATGGCAGAGATCAGAAAACGCCCTGCCGAGAAAGCATCACTTCTATTGATGGTGTTGATAACACGCTGTTCACCGATCTTGTCAACCGGACGAATGCCTTTCAATAGGTCGTTGACTGCCCGAACCGTCTGGTCAAACACAAACCTCATCCGGTTCTCATTTAGCAACCATGCGTTCGACAGGACACGATACTCAACTCCGTAAGGCTTGGGCCGGAAAGCACCGGCAGCACCGTACATCTGGCGACGTAGGGTGTCCTTATCGAACAGAAGAGAGGTCAGGCCGAGGTAGCAATCGAGCTGCTTGATGAGCGTAGCACAACGAGTCATGTGCTCATCGCCATCAGGGTTATCAGAGGGGAAGCCGCCGATGTGGATGTGCCCTGAAGCAGTCCGCATCGTTGTCTTGTTGTCAGGACGAGGATTAGCCCTCATGCTATAAGCGTTGTAATCGGGCGTACACCCAAGTTCCTTCGCCTCATCGGGCTGTGCCCGGAAGTGGTTGCCATTAAACCTGCACGAAGGGACGATTGCAAACTCGTGGTCAGGAACCATCTCCTTCATCTGAGCCATAACCATCTGATTGTACAACACAAAATCATCGGCGTTATCAACTGGGTCAATATTGTATTCAAGAGCCATTCCGTCAACTTGGACAGCACCGTTCTGGACCTTGAAAGGTTTCTCCTTAGTGCCGGGGATCAATCCATGAGCTGAACGGAACTTGCCATCCTGCGTAACGAACAGCTCGGGGTCACAACCTACCGTGATCTTCATAATTCATTCCTTCTTAATGACACACAACTTGTGCTTCTTGCTTGCTTGGTTCTTCTCGGCCAGTAAGGCACTTGTGGCAGAGGGGTTTGCTAGGAGCTAGCCAAGCGAATCTATCGTGCTCTGTGATACACTCTAGCTCACACCAACCACACCCGCCGTCCAACTGCTTTTCCAACGCTTTTTGGGACAGGAGAACACCGTTAAAACCTCTATACTTCTTAGCTGAGAGAATGTCTCGAACCTTATTTTCAGGGTTAGGCGGCCCATTCGAGGTGTCGCTGGATGAATTGACGTTCTTTGTAGCTTGCCTCTCGCCATTGTTTAGAGTGTTCGTCGTAGATGGCGTACTCGAAGCTACTATCGCGTTGCTGCTCGCGTTGCTGCTCGTGCTGCTGCTCGGATGCGCCGACGTTCTTTGCGTGTGAGGGGTTTGGTTCCCCCTGTGACCCCCACCATGCCAGTGCTCCCTGTTCCAGTTTTGAAAAAAAGTGGGAGCCTGCTTGCCGACTATGCCCCCTTTTCGTTCCATTACTAGGACATCATTCATCTTCATCGGAGCAGGGAAGCGAAACAACGTATCTTCAGCGAATGAATACACCTTGTCATCTTCGAGCTTGATGTCAAAACGAGAGCAAGCAACCCGGATCATCCACATCTCCGATGCCCAGATTAGGGTCTTATGACCCTCCTCAAAGGCATAGCAGAGGGGTCGTTCCTTATTGCGGATGATGCGCAACTCTTCTTCGTTATGGTCGTAGTAAGTCAGCGCCCAAGCGCCTTCCACCTTCCCGAGGGTTTTTTCCAACCCTTCGACAGCGATGTTGTTGTAGAGAGCTTCACTATCTGTACCAAATTGAGCGTGGTCGATCAGGACATGCTTATTTTTGAGAGTGCCGTTATGGGCACCGACAATCAAACAACCACCGTCATCGTCGTCGATGGTGAATGGATGGGCATTTGTCTTGATGTTCTTGCCGACTGTGCCGAAACGGTTGTGACCAATCCAGCAGAAGTCGTTGAGTTTGAGATGCTGGTCGAGCTTCGGACCTTCAACGAACTCGTAACCCGGAACAGTGGATTTAAGAACAGCAGTGTCGGCGTTATGACGAATGGCGGCAACACCAGTGCTGTCTGGCCCTCGCCATGTGTCTAGATACAACATAGCAGCAAGAGCGTTTTTATGCTTCGCCAGCATATTGGATGAGTATATACCTACTAAGCCGCACATTATAGAGATACCTCCTTTTTGAAGTCGAGAGTTTCGGGCCAAGCCACGGCATATTCCGAGGCTGCTCTCATAGAGACCACATACCCGCGTTTGCTCAGCTCGTTGGCACAAGCCAGCAACCCTTTAAGGTAGTGCCGAGCTTCTTGGGCGATTTGAGCATCTGTCCTCATAGGGCTGACACCGGGATTACACATATTTACAAACCCTCCCCGATATAGTAATCAGAAACTGCTTTGAGAATCTTCTCATTACGGACTTTTTCGTCCTTTTCTGTTTCTTTCAAGAAAAGAAGGTACTGAATCAGTAGCAAGTCTTGCATGATTTTCTCCTTAACACGCTGGGAGGATGTAGTTGTCGACGAGTCCTAAGAAGTAGTCCCGACAGTCTCCGTGAACGAACTCGGGGTGAGGTTGGAAGCATAGCGTCAAACTATCAGGATACCAAAGAACTTCGATGTCGTCACGCTCAGGGGCGTCACGCTCGATCTTCTCGGAAGCACTTTCTTTGCGGGTGGAGAGAGCAGCGACAGCCACAATCTCTGCTTCTTCGGCAGGGCGCATCTGTTGGTGATGAGTGCTTGTCATGCCCTCGAAAGTCTCGCCAGTGAACACATCGAGGACGCTGTGTTGACGACCGGCATGATGGTTCACGTCTTGCCACAAAGAACCGCCGTTCATCACGTTCAAGAACTGTGCCCCACGACAAATACCAATCATTGGCCGTTTCAGCGCAAGAGCTTCTCCGAAGACACCGGCTTCGTATTCGTCGCGCATGGTGTTGTAATGGGTTCCCGGCAACGCCTTTTCCTTGTAGTAAGAAGGATCGACATCCTCGCCACCAGTGAAACAGACGATGTTCGCATCATCGACAGAACGAGCGCCCCTGAAACCAGCGTCAAAGAACATCTTCATATACTGGAAACCACCACCAACTACAAAAACACGAAGATCAAGAGCTTCACGGATACCGGCGTCAGTCTCTAGACGCTTCAATTCTACAGGAGTAATCATCGTAGCTTTTCCTTCAACCGCTGATGACTTGACATTCAGAAATATCGAATTTGATTGTCTCGTCAGGCCTCTCAAGAACCAGTGTCAGGTTGGCTGAATAATAACCATTGTTAGAACCATAACCAGGAACACTGACGGGGTGGCTATTAAGAGGAAGGAGGCGAATACCATAATCGTCCACCTTCTCGAAGAAACTATCGGAAGAAAGATCAAAATCCAGCCCCTCAAAATCCTGCATAGTAAGTCCTGAGAAGTCGAGGTAATGGTTTTCACAACAATCTTGTTCGTGGTCCGAAGAAAGTTTGGATTTATCATCAAACTCTACCAAATCTTCGTCAATGTAAATAACTTTCGCCATAGTCAATTCTCCTACATATCAAGTTCGAGATAAACCGTGCTGCTTGTTGGTTGAGAGGGCGGAAGAGGTGGAGGAGGGGACGTTGTCCCCGCCGGTTCATTTTCACGCTGCCATTCGAGGACACGTCTGACGAACTCTGGCCCCTCAGCGCCATCGCCATCTATCTTACCACCCCAGCCATCATCCTTCTGATAAGGCTTGCAGAAACTTTTAATAACGACAGAGGGTAAGACTTTCTTGGAGCTTTTCTTCTCGGTCCCGTTGTTGAACACACCCCATGTGTCGGTTGCTGCTGGGTTGATCTTACCCGCCAACAGAGACGTAACATCAGCCACACCCTCGGGGTAGGAGTTGAATACCGTGCTGTGTCCTTCCACGCCGGTAAAACCAAACGTAGCACCTTTAATAGTGCGGACGTAGGAGCAGACAAGAACAGCCAAAAGAGGGTTCACACCGCCCTTGTAGAGCGTCAGCCATGTATCAAGAGCCTTGCCGCCCTCCACGCTGTAGCGGAGAACTTTGCAAACCCACATGGCCTGCGCCTGTGTCAAAGCGCCGGGACCACACAGAAGAATTATACCGCCGTTTAGAAGGCTGTCTTCGTCGTCACGGTTCAACACGAACCGAGAGAAAGGAGATTCTCGGGCCATCCACAGTATGATTGCATCCACGGCTTCACCCGAGCAAATCTTCGCACTGCGTTTCTTGCTGTGGCACGACAACACAAGGAACGGTTTCGCACCCTTCACGTATTCGGTTGACCATCCCCACTCCTGCCGCACCTTATCATAAGCATAACCAACCCAAGAGTGGCAGGCTGTGTGAGGAGTGACCATCTCCTCGCCGGTAAGATCAAGGCAGGTTCCTTGGCACACTCCGTAAACCCAGCTCGCTGTCATCTCATTCAGCTTCTTCTTGGCGTCTGCCAAGACCTTATCCGACACAATCTGTGCCTTAATCGGCGCAGTTTTCGCCTTACCCGAAACGTCCACCATTTCTTCCGCGCTCCTGTCTTGTATAAATAAGCCAGTCACCACAAGCGACCAGTCGTTGAGGATCAAACTCTTGGTTGTATTCGTAAATCCAGCCATCCAAGATCGGACGGCGGATGTACAAGCTTTCAATCGTGAACCGAGGGTTATACCCTTCGTATGCGTCAACAGCGGTTAAATCCTCCACTTCGATCTTCTCGCAAGTGACGAGACCCTCGCCGCCTAGGATGATGCCGGGGAACCAACCTAGATCGTAAAGCTTTCCCGGTATCTGTATCGTGCCTGGTTTACCGGGGCGTAGAGTGCCGTAGACATAAACAATTTCAGCCATTGTTGGTCCACCCTTCGCTAAGTGCGACACGAGGAAGTTGCATACTGTGGATACTCCCGGACAGAAACCAAACACGGAAAATTTGATCGGTTTCTGTTTCAGCCAACACATTTACACCATGAAGGTTGTGGTGGGCTTGAAGGTCGGACGGCTGGTTGACCCACATTCTACGCATTATCTTACTCCACAGGACAAAAAGCGTGTTAATTAGTGGTCTCTTGGAGTGGAGTTGCACCACCGTACTTTGACTCTGCTAGTAATCATCCGTTTATAGACTGGCGATTCATTACTTATTTTTGAGTCTATGCTCATCAATTGAGTTGTTAACTCTTTTTTCAGGTTTGCGTAGATGCTGGTTAATTCATCGAGCTTACCGGCACTTCAAAGTATCAGGCTGCTGACCAAGAGGAACTTAAGCAAAAGCCAGAAGGAAACAGGAACACAGGAGATCGAAATCACATTTTAGAACTAATATCTATAGTGATCTGGGCCGCGTCAGCACCATCTTCTGAGGAAAATCTTACAGGTTCTAAGGTATAAGTGCGCCAACACAAGCTCACCCTGTTTTGATTACTGCACTTGCAAGTCAATGTGAAGGTTACGGTTGTGGTCTTAGTACCACTTAGCAGTTACACATTTACAGCCCTCTATTTAGTAGCGTCAATCCTGACCCTGCCGAACCTGTTCCCATCTGGCTCTTGATTAATAATCACGGCTGCTTTGAGTTCGCAACATTTAACCTACCCGCGATGATAGGCACCGTGGGTTATTACTGGACAGCGAGGACGCGACCTTCAGGTGTCCACTTATCGTCTTCCTTGACTTGACAGCCGCCGAAAACTGAATAACGATGCTCGTAGTCGCCCCAACGCTGTCCGCATCTATAAGACTTCAGCGCGATTCCTGCTGTGTTTACTACAGCAAAAAAGGCAAGAACGGCAATCATGCCAATAAAAAGTTCTTTCATTATTGTTCTCCTAGCACCTTTTTCTTAAAGGCGCGGTTAAGTTCTTTACGGTGGTAGCGCATATCAAACCAACCACCGCTCATAGTCCTGTGCCCGTCGTTGTTTCGCCCGCTTTGCGCAAGAGTATAGATTCGACGATAGTCGCAAACAGTGCATTGGCAGTCGGTCTTGTAACCGTGATTGAAATGGTGCCTAGCCTCCGTCGTCAGTATCTTGCCGATCACCTTGTCAGCGACAGCGCGGTTGATGCGGTCACGAAGACCGTCGAGAGAGGCTAGGCTTTCCATGTTCAATTACTCCGCTTCGGGGGCCGCGTCCTTACCGTTTGACTGTCCGCCGCTCTTCACGAGCTTTTCAAGGGGCTGATAGTTGCTTTCACTGATCGCAAGGCCGAGAGCAGCCTGCCACTTTCCAAGAGTTTCTTCGGCCTTCTTCTTACCCTGCAAGCTAGCCTGCGTCCAGTAAGTCGAGACGACATCGCCCTTGTCATCATACATATTATCGGGCTTGAACTTGCCGAGAGACTTGCGGACGATGTCTTCCTGCTTCAACCCTTCAAGGATGAGAGGAACACGGCGGGACGCTTCCTGTTCTGCATAGTGATCGACGACACGATCCAGCACAGTGGTGTTGCAGGCAGCAACTTTAGCAGCAACGGCTTCTTGGAAGTCAGTAAGATCAGTCATTTTATATTCTCCATTAGAGGCTTGTAGTAAAAGTTGGTGCGCCGTAGAGGACTCGAACCTCTAGCCTAAAGATTAGAAATCTTTTGCTCTGTCCCGTTGAGCTAACGGCGCAAAGTCACATCGCAGCCAAACAGAATGCAACAGCGAAAAGGACAAGGAAAGGCGCTGCCCAGCTAATAAACCAGCAGGCGAGGAGGGTGAAGTATTCTAACCGAGCCATATGCAATTCCTAAAAATGTCGTTCACCGATACCTAATACACCAGCCGCAACGACCCTCACAAAAGCAGTCTAAACGCTTTTATGTGAGCACGGGATAACTTCTTCAGCCGAACAACCGAACAAGATCGGCTAGTTGTTGTTTAACTTCAGCAGCACGAGCAGCATCACGAGAAGCATAACGAGCTGCATAACGAGCAGCATACTCAGCAGCACGAGCAGAGGAACTAGCAGCATAAGCAGCAGCACGAGCAGAGGAACTAGCAGCATAAGCAGCATCAGCAGGGGCACGAGCAGCAGCATTTCTCGCAAAAGTTACAATGCTCGGCAAGGCTTCAGGCCCGCGACGACCTGCTACCCACAACAAATCCGACACCGTTGCGCCTGCTTTGATGGCTTGCCTGATAGTAAGTTTATCCCTGACCCCGAACAGTTTCAGGCGTTCGGATAAATCACAAGGCTTGAGGTCAATTAGTTGCTGTCTTGTCAGAGTTATGCGCATGACTTTACTTCCTGATAAAAACGAGCCTTGCACTCGTTCGAAGGTCAGTTGTTCTCTACCTCTAACACGGGCGGATTAGCCTACGGCAAGCAGCTTCTCACCCTCGTCATTCGCCGGTTCGACGTGCTGCACCTTGATGGCGCGAAGCTGGTCAGCAACCGCCTTGGCAGTCTCGATTTCAGCTTCAGACACCTTACCATCAGCAGCCTTCTTTTCAAGCGAATTGGCCTGCTGTTCCAGCCACTTTATGATACCGGCAAGGTCAAGAACCTTGGCAACAGGGGAAGGTTCATCAAACGTGTAAAACGCCTGCAATGCAGCTTCTTCCAGCTTCCACCACTTCAGACGTTCTTCACGCACACCAGCCTTGTCTTCAGCCGACATTTCGGGGGTAATCTTCAGCTTCTTGTATTCATCATCATAGGCGACTTTCGTCCCCATGATGCGAATAGGGGTAAACGCAATCAACCAAGAAGTAAGCTGTGCGGCCCACGACTTAGGCATAGCTTGAGACAGCTTGATAGCACGAGTGCAGTCACCAGTCCCTTGTGCGTTGGGGCCAGCATCCTCTGGTGCAGCATGATTAACAATCATCATGGCAACTTCTTGCCCCAGATCACGCAACTTGTCGCGATCAGTGGTGAAAACCATGATTTTTGCATCAATCATTGCGTTGGTGATTTCAGGCATAATAGGTAGTCCTTCTGTAAGGTTATCCTAACTTCCTTGCTAGGTGAAACACTACAGATAGGAAGAGCTTTTGTTCGTATCTTACGATACTTTTCACCCTCACTCCTTTAGGATATTATACACGGTTTTCCTATGTTGTCAAGCTAAATCTTCAGCCGGAGCGTTTCACGAACAGGCTTTGGCAGGCTGTAAGTGGTTGATTGAGGAGAGAATGTCGCGCCAACCGGCACACACACTTTGATTTTCTTGTGGTTCTTCTTGACCAACGTAAGGCTCACGGCCTTCTTGTTGCCGATCACGATGTTGTCGATATTTTGATATGATGCACGTCCCATGATGGTTCTCCTAGTTTCGTGTAGGTTATCCACAGTTAGTCACGTCTATAGTGTTACATCTAGCAAGGCTAGATAGTAAATCACCTAGAGAGAGGCTATCAACCCGCCCGTGTCATAGGGCGTCTCTAGGGCATGGGCAAAGCTAGTTAGGCTTTTGCCAGCACCTCCCACCTAAAGACAGTTTGCAAGGTATGGTTGACCGCCCTAGAGCTAAATCATCCACCCACGTCGTCCCGTTACCTTGTATCCGCCCCGCAAGGCTTAGACAAGATTTGGTGCATGAACACACCGCCACTGCGATGCACTCACTGATGCAGAATTGTGTCAATTAGACCGTCCTTAAGCGCGCCACCGCCTAAGTGATTTAACCGACCAGAATTAGAGGATTAGAGGCGTTAAACTACTTTGTCAAGCCCCGGATGGCAAATGCAGTGTGTGCCCTTGCGTGTCCATTGATTAACAGCAATCAAAGCCTCTTGCCGCGCAGCCTTTTCAGCCTGTTTAGCAGCCTCTAAAGAAAGGGCTTCACTAACAGCCAACTTCAATTCAGCGTGACGGGCTTTTGCAAGCCGCTTGCGTTCATTTCTGCTAGCCATAGCTAGTCCCTTTCTCAATTTGTCGCCAACCGTCCGGTTTCCCGTGGTTTTTGACTATGTTTTCCAGACTAGACTTGCCGTTTAGACTTGTCAAGCCCCTATTTAACCTCACCTAGCTAGGACGCTGGCAAATTGCAGGGACGCCGCCTAGCGGGTTTGCACTCACCTTGTCGCAAGCAGCCCGAAAGCGGGCCGTTTGGCGATGTTTAGAGACTAGACGCGCCTTCTAAGCTTGTCAAGCCTGTCTAGGCTTCCCCGGAAAACCCCGGTTCGCTTTCGATGTCCCCAGTATAGGGCCGTTTCCCAGGTGGTCAATTGTTATTTTATTGCGTTGTTTCGATGGACTTTGATATATTCTTGCATGAAATGGGGTATCGACGTAATATTGTTGCTGAGACGTAAGATTAGTGCGTAAAGAGGACAGATTATTACGTGCGACTCGGAGCAGACTATCCGAATGTTGCTTAACAAAGCAAGGATGTTGCGCCCCCTTTCACGTGGGCAGGCGTGTTCTTCTATCCATTAGAGGGGCGGCCCTTAGTGATATATCATATCATGTGCTATTGCGAGGAGGTATCAACAGGGGCTATGCTATTGCGAGGAGATATCATTTACTTATGATATACCTATTGCTATTGATTCTCATTCGCAGCAGGGAGGGGGCGATGCCTTGCTGCGGCAGAACAGTATGACGTTACAGT